GCCTCTCAATGACGCAACGTATACTGAACTACCGCTTACATAATCACCTTGCACACTCATTTTAATATCTGTTTTTTCTATAAACTTATCAGACATATTTAACGGCCTAACTATTGCTGAATTTATAGTAAATAACTCACCTCTGGATATGAAAACATTATCTCCAAACTCTCTGGCTTTAGGTGTGAATATAACAGTATTCAAATTAGTTGTATTACCACCTTTTCCACTTGCTACATGAACAGAAATTAAATATAATGTCTTTCCAGCAGGCACTGTAAATCTTAAATCTCTACAAATTGTTAATCCTGCTGAGATAGCACTATAAGTTATGGTTCCTGCTACACCTTAACCTGTAATAATAGTCGAATCAACAACAGCGATAATACCTAATTTATTGTCATCTTTCTTCTGATTACGAATATAAAAATTTGTTAAAGGATCTACAGTAATTGACCAAGAAGCATTAGGAACAATAACAAGCCCATATTCAGAAGCAGTGGGTTCAGTGTCAGAACTCTTGAACTCTAAAGGATAAGGGGATACATTTTGAATAGTATAAGTTTTATTATTTTCTAAAGATAATTCAAAAACAATATCTATCCAATTAATTCCTATATTAGTTATTGTAAATGTGTTCATTACTTAATTCTACAATGAATAAAGAAGACCAGAATAAATATCATCAGATGTGTCTGTATCATTGACCTCAATATTATCACCTGGGGAAATATACATAAAACCTGTAGTGTATTGAGTTAATCCTGTATAACCAAATTCAGCACAGACATCAGGTAATGCATTTAAATAATCTTCCCAGGATTCTCTTTCTCCACTTTGGAAATAAGATTCTTCTATCTTACCTTGAATCTTTGTACTCTTTAATCCTCCAGAAGATGTAGCTTTAGCTTTATTAACATTGGCTATACTTTTAAGGCTCTTGCAAAGGACTTCTTCATAGTTATCATCATCATCACCTACAGTTGTGATGACTTTTTCATACAATGTTGCAATCTGATTACTTGTAAGAACATTATCAGAACGCATATAAAGGTCAATATCTGCTTCTAAAACATCACGATCAATTGTTGCCATTAATATCTCCTGAAGTTTAAAATTAGGGGCATCTCTGCCCCTTTAAACAGTGTAATAATGCTTATCATGTATTTACAAGAGGTCTAATTAAATCCGGCTTTTTATTAAAGAAGAGTTTGTTTTCTTCAGTAATCAGAGTAACTCCCTGCCGGTTGTCAATAGTATACCAGGAATAACGTTTCATAGCCTCCTGGCCTAAATATTCGCGGGTCATCGCCGGAGCGAATGCTCTGCCCATGAAGTTAGAAACGCCTATAGGAACCATAAATGCAAGAGTATCCCCAATCAGTTTAGTACCTGATACAATTTCAGCACCATAATTGATATAAATCAATCCGTCCTGGTCACCTTTGAACCAATCATATCTAAAAGTGCTTGAACCCCAATCAGAACTGTCCACTTCCATTGAAGCCAAATCAATGGTAGATTTCAAAGGTCTACCAAGGGATTCATTTCTTTCAATATCAAGACGCTGCTCAAAGAAAGTATCTCCACAAATAACAACAATTGCATTTGCATTATCACCATATTTAGCAAGTGTGGTCAAAAGTTCTTTCTTTTCATTTCTGAGCAAAGCAATATGATCAGCACTCGTACTATCCAGTTCCATACTAACAGCAGAAGGACGAGAAGTACCTATAATATCAGTATAAAAATTATACTGAGTGAAAGGGCCACCATCAATTCTATTCACATCAGAAACAAGGAGATCCCTATAACCAAGTTCATCATGAAGCATATAACCAGTATCAATCTTATCAGTCATTTTTGCTACAAGATAATCCTCAGTCATCATATCAGAAGTACCAGGAATACGTCTGTTGTAATAATCCATAGGAGCTACATTAGCCCTAGAACCAAAAGACGGTACTTCAAAGTATTTCACTTTGGCAGAATCTTTAGGTACATCTTTTCCGTATTCATCATATCTTTTACCACCCGGAATCTGAGCAGTATTAGTTTCCTGATCATAGTAAAACATATGCGTAGTTAAAGTTTCATCATACCCACCAAAAAGAGCAGTTAAAAGCTTTGGCTTTACAGGGCCTTTCTGAGTAGATGCAGTAACATCTACATAAGACCAAGGATTTCCTTGCATAGTCGCCATAGCTTTTTTTACTTCAGTATCATTAACAGAACTTACATTAATATTCATTTTATTTTCTTCTCTCCTTTATTATACAAAAGTAGGATCAACAGTTGTTCCGCTTTCAACAATAGTGATACCTTGTTTCTGCAAAGCAGTATAAAATTCATCTTGATCAGCTTCAACAGTGGTTCCCCACTCAAAACCGTCCTTTGCAAGTGCAGCAGGGCCACGATAAATAGAAGTCATGTAAACAGCGGTAGAGGACAAAGTGGTATCTTCATAGTTAAATCCTCTACCCTCAGCAGGACCAACAATTACTGCAAGATGAGCACCATTCGGAAGAGGGGAATCAACCCCATTACCTGAATATGCAGGACGACACAACCATACAACACCATCAGTTTCCGTAGTTGTAGCACCAGGAATAGCTACAAAAGTAGGCTCACCTTCAATATCATTAGAAGTTCCAGCAGTAATACATACGTATTCATAACCATCCTGTGTAGTAGGTTTTACAACATCACCTGCTGAATAAGCTGTACTCGCAGCCCAATCGCTATTTGCAGCGAACTCAATAAATGCTGAATCGGACTCACTCCACATCACAGGTACGCCAATATTATCAATATCTCCACCACCTTTAACTTCAATTGAAGCAAAGCAGTAATTAACTCCGAACTGATCCTCGAACTTATTATAAGCTTTTACGAGTTCAGAAAATTTATCTCTTGTAGTTCCCCCAGTCAAATCTGGCATAACATTTCTCCTTTAAATTAATTCATTCTTTCTTAAATATTCACTTGCTGCTACTTTCTATAAGCAGAAATTCTCTCATTAATAGATTTTTCTACAACTCCACCTTCTCCTTCAGCACCTTCTTCTTTAGAAAGCTTTTTCTGAAGTTCATTCTCTTCTTTAGGTACTTCTTTCTCAATCTCAAAAGCTTTAAGATCAGCAAAAGCTTTAGTAATAATAGTCTGATCAGCATCGTCAAGCTTGACAAGAATATCAGCTACTTCAGCATCAACCTCAAAATCTTCAATAGATTTCTGTACTTTCATAAGCTTTTTCTCAGCTTCAGCTTCAGCAGCTACTTTTTGCTGTTCTTTAAGAAGTTTCAAAGCATCATCAAGTCTCTTCTGAAGTTCTTCGTTCTTAGTTTCCATTTCTTTCTTAAGGTCTTCTGTAATTACTTCGTTCATCTTAGTTTCCTTTTTAGTTGGTTTTTTATTTATTTTCTTGAGTATTTCTTTTTCAGTATCAGTTAATTCTTCTTTTGATTTTAAGAGTAAAGGGTCATCTCTCATAGAAGCTGCATTTGTAACGTAATGAATATGAGGCCCAAGCCCTTCATCCTCAAAATCAAAGGATACTTCTTCAAGCCATATTTTAGGTTGTTTAAATTTCTTTTCTTTAATACTATTAAGTTTACTCATCAGTGTAATCCTTATTTTCTACTTTATTCCCTCTTGCTCCTATACTTAGTCCTCCTAATTCCCCTGATTTTCTCATTTGCCATAACTCAGGATTATGGAATTTAGTTTTAACAAGAGCAGAACCTTCAGGGACAAATGTGCCACCTATTTCACAATCAACTTCATTAACCCAAATTTTAAGAATTTCAATATCATCCCTATTTTCTTTGTGAAAAAGACCAGATGATAATCTCCCTTCATCCAAAGCCTTATTAGCACTCTCAACCATTTTCATGATAGTTTCTTTACTCATGCCTTCACCATGGCCATCAGTTTCACCAGGATAAGAATACATAATCTCAACAGCGGTCATTTCTTCTTCTACAAATTTCTGTATAGAAACTAAATCCTTCTCTTCTTTCTTAAACCTCTTAAAAACCTTCTCAATAATCCCTTCAACCCAATTCATATCTTCGTAATCTTTACTTTTATTTACATCACCACTTTCAGAAAACAAAGGGTGTTTATCTTTTATTTCTTTGTAAGATGTTTCTTTTTCTACTTTAACAGGTTTATGTCCTAAAGAAACTGTAACACCATCTAACATATATTCCACTTTATATGTTACATCATAATAACGTTCTGTGCCATTTTTGTATTCATAAAAATTTACATCCCAATATACATATTCTTGGTCAAAATCAACCGTCCAACTAACATGACCATTTTCAAATACGAATTGTTCCTGAATAGCTCTTCTTAGAAGATCTTCAACATCTTTAAAGGTAGCCTTTTCTATCTTTGAAAGATCCTCCATTATAATTGTCTTTTGCATTTGGTTACCTTTATCTTTATTCTTCTTTGAGTAATAAGCTTTCTGTGCTTTTTCTGCTGAAGCTTTAGTCTTATACATGCAAGGACCAGCCCCGATCCTGTATTTTCCGTTTGAACATTTTTTTACAGGCATACTAAATATCTCGTATTGCTCTGATATGGAAGAGTGCAATTACAAACTCTTGAAAATGAACTATTACAACAATTTTTACAGCATTCTGGAATATAATCCTCTGTATAAAAATTAAACTCTCTTAAATTCACAGGATTTTCTACATGCTTATCTATTAATTGATTATATTTCTCAATAAGATTATTAAGTTCTTTCATCTTCTCAATCGCTTCATTCACTTCGGTTTGATCTATTTCTATTTTAACTGTGAGTTTTGACATTTTTCCCCCTACTTATCAATAAAAACAGGATTACCAGTTTTAATATCAATTAAAGTAATCTGTTCATTTGTTTCTGATTCAAACACCAGAGATTTACTCATAGTATTTTCATTATTTTGTACACTCTGATCAACTCCATCCTTACCTCCATAAGAATTCGAAGTACCTTCTCCTGCTGTAGACATCCCATCACCTGCTCTGGATTGCCCTTTATCAGAATAATCTAATTTATCTAACCCTTCTGAAGACCAGCCCATTTGCTCATAAATATCTTCAAGAGCAGGTTGTGTCAGTTTATTAACACTTGCCATCCGCTGCGTGAGTTTGCCTATATCATCGAGTGACAACTCTGTAGGATCTTTTGATTTATATATAGGCATATCATCCCAATTCAGGTAAATATCATTTACTGCCAACAATCTCGGAGCAAGTTGGGAATTTAAGACATCACTTTTCTGTAATATATTTCTCTCTACATAATAAGAGAATGTTGTTGCTTTATCTCCAGAAAGGGCATAAGAACCTACACCATCATCTCCAAGAATTAGAAAACTTGTTCCAAAGCAATTATAGATACTTGTCTTTTTTTGTTTAATAATTTCAGATGTCAAATATTGCTTGCCCCCCCCGCTGAGGCCTAACAAATTCACATCATAGAGATATTTACCTTTATCGTCTGTATCACTTAAAAGGTAAATGAAGCTCTCTTTACCATTATGAAGATCCGCAGCGTTTTGTTGTAATGCTATATTCTCAGCATAAGCATCAGGGTAATTATCTTGATCGTTTGCTTTTTGAAGGAAATCACTCGGTGCTCTTAAAACAACAAGACCTGCTAAATCTTTTGTTGCTCCATTAAGCTCCAAAGTTTCTATAGTTTTCTTTTCAATCCAAGCAGTATAGCAATGAGCAAGCGGAGAATCTCCCTGTGGATTATTATTCGTACTGTTATAAGTAAAATGGAGTAATTGCTCCTTTCTTATAAAAGGGTAATCACACTCATATACTTTACCTGTGGATAAAAGATGTAATCCATCTTTCCAACCAACATTCTTGAATTGCCTTGTTTGAGTAATCCTTGGCTTTTGAACAATACCTACAAACTCAGTTTGGTCTTTATTAAATACAAAACCATAAATAGATTTCTGATCTCTTGGAGCAAGCTTTCTTAAACACCATGATCCTTTATATGGCCCATAATTTCTCTTTTCAATAACAATATTCTGAAAGGAGAATCCATATTTAAGATCAGTTACAGCATTTTGTAAGAATCCAAGATAAGTTCCATAAGACATATTCCTAATACAATAATTAAGAAAATCCGCAGCTATTTTACTTTTATTACTTTTTGAAGGCCCAGGCTGAAATTTACCTCCATATAATGCAGTTGTTACTAAGAGATTAGTTACATCAACTGAATTATAAACAGCATCATCTTGATACATATTATCAAAGGTAATCAATCTTGTAGGCATCTTAAGATCAGTCTGTCTCTGATCATCAATGTACTTACTTGATGTAACAATTCTTGGCTGTCCTACTTCACGTCTAAGAGTAGTTTTAGGAACAGTATTCTTAGTACTTTCAGCCTTAGAGATACTTGTACCTCTTGCTTCAAATTTCTTTATGCCATCAGTTAGTTCTATCAAAACTGTTCCTTTATTTATTACTTGTTGTTTTTGTTGATCAAATTATCTTTAATGTATTTCTTGATACCTTTAGGTCTATCCACTTCATCAGGTACTTCAAGATCATGACCTTTAGCGTATTCAAGAAGATCTTTCTTCTTATGCAATGATTCAAGATTGTCAACCTTTACCTTTGAATCATCTTTAATGAATCTTAGGTTCAAAGCCATAGGAATCTTAGGACATTCCCTCGGGAGATACCCTTCTTCAAGTTTGAATCCATCAGCGTATAATTCATTCACTTTTTGAATAAACGTGGATACATCCTGCATTCTTATACCTTTATGATTCAGGATAATATAATCATCTTTTTCTGTTACTTTAAACACTATCTTGCCTCCAGTACTTTCTTTGTTATTGTTGGACTTTTTATTTGATTACGCACTACTATTGGTATTATTTTTTCTTGAGATAAATAATTATAAGAAGTTGCAACTACATCAGGGATATCATCTTTACGCTTCCTCGAACTACGCTCCCCTGTAAAGGCTTCAAGTTCATTATAGAAAGCCTCGAGTGTATGTCTATTCGTGAAAGTATTTTCTACAATATAAACAAAACCATTTTCACATGCGGCAGCGAAAGGTGAAAACTTTTGTAACTTTGACTTAGTTGGTGCAACAGGATCTTTTTTAACTATAATTCCTTGATGAGATAATTTTTTAGCACTTTCTATGTATTCTGCACTCCCTGCTGAACCTGGATCTTGTGGTAATATTACCGTACAATCAGATCCATCATACAAAGCTTGTTTCAATATTATATTATCTCTTCGTCCTGGTTTTGCTCTGAATTTACCATATAGTTCTTTATCAAAATCATCATGATTATCGTGATGAAATTCGCCCGTTATATAAAAATCGCCATCTCTCGTCTTATACATCTTTATACAAGCTGTGTAGTCAGGGAATTTTTCAATATCTGTAGGAATAGCACTCGCTTTATCCCAAGACCTGCAACATACAGCTTCAAGAGGTATCCCATCAGCTTTATTCAGAGATTCTCTTTTAAAATAATTAGCACCCTCTGGTCTAACTTTCCAATTTCCTAATAGTAACCTACTACGTTCAACATGTGGTAAACCTTCTAAAAAACTAACATATCCTGGGTTTTGTTCCATACAAATCGGATTATCATATATAGTACTAAATAACGCAGAAAATGCTAAAGGTTTAGGTGTATAATATTTTGTTTTATATTCGTTTATTAATTCTTCTTTATTATCTGACCAAATAAAATCATCATTAATAAGAAGAAAGTATCTTATTATTCCTTCTCTCTCTGGATGAGGGAATCCTTCATCATCCAAATACCATTCAACCATATCAGCTATTTCATGATCAGGCGATGGATTACCACTCATTACCATCCTTGAAGGATACTTAGAATTGGATCTAAGTCTTGAAAACATGTAACTTATTTGTTCCCATTCAAACTGAAGTGCTTCATCAACCATACAGCCGGTAAGCTCTGCACCCTGAAAGTTTTCTTTATCAGAAACTAACTGCATATGACTGTATTCTATTTCTGGCCCATGTGGGAATATAGCCACTTTCTTATCACCTTTTAAGAACTTAGGCCTATATTCTTTAGGAAGAGATCCATAAATCATTTTTCCTTTATCCCACAAATTCCCACTTTTCATTAACTGTGGAGTTGTTCTCCTTAAAAAAGTAGCTCTATAATTTGGACAATCAATGTACCTTAAAGGTATCATTGTCAATATGTGTGACTTTCCCCCACCACATGCACTCAACCTCCTATGAACAATACTTCAGCATTATGTCGAAGCATTCTTGCCTGTTTCTCCGAGCAAGGTTTTAATAAATTAGTCATAGGAATCAACCACCCCCTTTTTACCAATCATAATTTTTTGAAATATGTTTATATGTCTCTCTACTTCTAATTCGGTGTATTGTAGATGTACCACAATCAAATCTATTTGCAATGAATTCTAAAGTAT